CACCCCACAAACAGATACCGCCGGAGCCGTTCCACAAACTCAGCCAACAGGATTGGTGGATGCTGATATCAGCCCTGCAAGAGACAATAGACGTGCAACACAAACACAGGCTCCAGTAGCACCAGAGACAGAAGCTATACAAACGCAAGCAGAAGCTGATGTTGACGCAGGGCCAATTGGTAAAGCCCTTCAGCGTATTGGGAGCGCTGACTCTGTGGGGTATGCAATTGACCGTACTAAAGCTAAAGATAAACTAGATACAAAAAATAAAGTTAAAGCATTTGCTACTAAACTTAAAAATTCTGGTGTGCTAAATAACATAGATAATGTGTTAGAAGTTGGTAATAACCAAAAACAAACTGCGTTGGATATGTTGGAAGCACTGTCTTATGAATTAGGAAACGCGCGGTACACGGCTTATTTCAACCGCGTGAGCGAGTTAACCCCCAACGTAACACAAACACAGGCTCTAGTAACCGAAGCACCAATAGCCGAAGCACCCGTAGACCCTAGCGTTATCAATCCACAAAATCCAATAGAGCAAGCCATTGCGGACTTACAGGAGATGCTAGAACCTACGTTATCTCAGGTAAAAGGAGTTGCCGCTAGAGCTTTCAAAGCCAAACGTATTACACAAGAAGATTTTTGGAATATCACTACCGCCGATGATGTGTATGTGGCAATGGATGATCTTGCAATAGCTGTGGAGAATTCTCTAAGTAATGTGGCTATTGCCGCGCAGGCGGCTCGTGCTAATGGTACAGCCCCGGGTGCACTTACTAATTCATTGCAAACAGCGCTAAACAGCCTTAGCCCCCAAGCCGCTCTTAATGCCATACTCAATGACACCTCAGGTTCGTTTAATGCACGTGAGCAGTTGGTTGCTAAGAAGATACTTGATCTTGGGGGGAAGTTACCCACTATGCGTATAGCGGACTCGTTAGGTGTTGATGCGAAGGGTATGGACATCTTGGGGCAGTACAACTCTATAACTGATGAGATTACTTTAGTACGTGACGCCGCAGATTCGCATACCTTTATGCACGAGCTTATCCACTCGTTTGTGCACAGAACCATTATCAATCAGGAACAGCAAGGTGCACGTCGCCCTGAGTTTAGAACACTTAATGATGTGTATGCCCATGTGCAGAAGGTACGCCCTGATTTAGCCAAAGAGTACGGTATGGCCAGCCTGACCGAGTTTGCCTCAGAAGCCATGTCTAATCGTGAGTTCCAAGAGCAGTTAATGAGTATTCCGTATCCTAATGAGACGTCATTATTCTCGTGGTTTGCCCGTGCATTGCGTGGGTTGTTAGGTATTCCTGAAGGCTCTAAAGAAGCCAACGTACTCTTTATATCTATGATCTCTGTAGATGGCCTACTTCGCACAGGGCGTCAACTCCAGCAAGATACAACGGGTATGCGTATTGGTGAATTTGATGTAGCCTACGCCGCGCAAAACGTAGACACTCCTTTTGGGCAGATGACTACGCGCACTATTGCCGATGTAAACGCGGCGGCTGACCCTGTGTACCGTAGTGAAACGCGTAAGTTTATGAACACCTTCACCCGCGCGCAAGCCCCCCTAGCTGATATTTTTCGCCAGCAAGCTGTGGATATGCAAGCGCCAATTGCACGTAAAGTTAATAAAGCATTTGACGATGGACTGCGCACATCATTTGGTGATGTAAACCCTATGGTATGGCTACGTCAAGCTTATGACCACGAACGAGTAGCCGCGCAGGTGTTTAAGAAAGGTGGGTTGCGTATGGACAAAGCCGGACTATGGGAAGCGTACGCACTAAAAGACGCTAAGGGTAATGAAGCCTCAGCCACCGCGGTAGTGCAACAAATAAATGCCTTAGCTAAAAAATATGATTTAACTTACTCCCAAATGAAAGCCCGAGTGGCTACAGTATTCGAAAGTGTGCGGTTATCCGGTTTGCGGGCGCACAACGCCAAGCTAGAAGCTCTTGCTCAGGAACAGGCGGCTTCGGGGGAACTTGATAAAGCTTTTGAAACCCGTAGTGAAAAATTTGCTTTACATAAAACATTTGCCGAAATTGACGCCGACATGCGAGTGTTTAACAACACGCCTGAGCTAAAAGCGCTACAGACCACAATGAACACTGTGCGTAATAATTTAATTGATGCTATGGCATTGTCGGGACGTATTACACCAGCGAAAGCCATTGGATGGAAAGAGGCCGTAGATTACATACCTTTTACCCGCCTACAAGAGTTATTAGAAAACCCAGAAATTGTGTTTACCCCACAGCGTCGGGGGATCGCCGCACTAGGTAAGTTGCCAGAACTACGAGGTTCGTTTGAACGCCCTGTAGCTAATTCAATTGACAACTACATGAACAAACTAGCATGGATGACTGATCAGTCAATGCGTAACTCAGCCGTTGTGCGTACGTTAGACTTTATGGTGGAGTCAGGTACCGCGCGTAGGTTGATGAGTAAATCAGACGCCGATAGTACCCATATCGTATTACCACTAAAATTATATAAAGATGGTATTGAGACTATATATGAATTGCAAAACCAGTATGACATAGCCGCTTTTGTGCAAACCCCCGAGCTCACTGGTACCACTGTTAAGGCTTTGGGGGGTGCATCAAGATTACTACGAGCAACAATTACAGCCACGCCTATGTTTGCTATTAAACAGGTAATTGATGACTCCCAACGCGTTATGTTTAACTCTGGCGTTAAGCGTCCTCTGGCCGCACTGGGTAAGACCTTGTACTACTTCCCTCGTGTATGGTGGGCACAAGCTTTAGGTAAAGATTTTAAAGGCATGCAACAATTAGAGTCAGGGGGTATTACAGGCGAGCTTGACTATAACCCTATTAACCCTGCGGAGTTGATTGAGTTTGATGCTAAGGCCGTTAAGCGTAGTTATGTGCGTGCCTTTGTACACCGCATGGAGCAGCTTGCCAAAGCTTCGGATATGGCGGCTCGTTTAGCCGTGTACGAACAGACCTTACAAGAAGGCGGGAGCGCAGTATTAGCCCAGACCCGCGCGCGAGAACTCATCAACTTTAACCGTCGTGGGGCATCAAAAACTATGCGCATGTTCACGCACGTAGTGCCATTCTTTAACTCATGGGCACAGGGTAACGACCTAGTGTACCGTGGCTTAACAGGGCAGGATTCTTCATCAGGGTTACAACAAAAAGCCGCACAAAAAATGTTTATTAGCCGCATAGCGATTATGACAGGGTTGTCTACTATATATGCCATGAGTATGAGTGACGACGACGACTACAACGAGCAAACCGACCGGACGCGGGACCACAACTGGATACTTCCTAAATTTATTCGTGTAGGGTTAGGGCTTGATCAACCGTTAAAGTTTTCGGTGCCAAATGAATTCGGGTTTATGTTTAAGTCTATACCTGAGCGCGCGGTGCAGTATCTTAAAGAATCCTCAACAGGTGAGCAACGCGATGCGTACTCTATGCTTATGGGTACTGTAAAAGACGTGGCAGGTGAATTTGGCATGATGCCTATTCCTGCGGCTATTAAACCGGTATTTGAAAATATGGTGAATTTCTCTATGTTTACCCGCCGAGAGCTCATACCTCCTTCTATGAAAGACCGCCCCGCACCGTTGCAGTACACTTCGGGCACATCAGAGTTAGGGAAAGCGATAGGTAAAGTTACGGATACATCACCAATACTTATAGATAACGCTATTCGTGGTTACTTTGGTATGGCGGGGGGTGCGGTATCTACGGTGGCGGACATACTCATGAATCCAAATAGACCTTCGGTGGCCTTAGAGAAAATACCTTTCCTAAGTATCGGGTTACTCGCGCCTGTGGGAACTCGTACAAAAGACGAGTTTTATGACTTCCGAGAAAAAGTTGCGCAAGCAGTTAACGGCGCGAGTTTCCTAAAAGATAAGCCTCAAGAACGGGCGGCGTTTATAGAGAAAAATGGTTATTTGCTATCGGCGGCACCTTATGTCAACAATAAGCTAAAAGCTTTAGCACACTTTCGCGAAGTACGTATGTTCTACGAGAATGACCCACGGTTTAGCCCACAGCAAAAACGCGAAGAGATTACTAAAATCAAGAAGCAAGAGCAGGAAATACTGGTGGACTTGCGTAAATTCCGTGCGCAAACTATGGCACGTAAGCCCTAATAAAAAGACCCCAACCGAAGTTGGGGTCTAGGGGGAGTCTTGAGGACTTGTGCTAGAGGAGAGCGCCAGCACAATTTAATTATATCACCTAGTTCGCCAAAGTCCAACCCCCCAGTAGCCGTTACGTATACCTATTCGTGTAGTGATGCCCACACCACACCGCATTGCGGAGTGTTTTAACTTCTTCACCACTTCATCAGTTGCCACACAGCGCATAAAAACAAACCCGTGTATTGGGAAGGTATCCCAGTCAAACACATAATCTATACCTTCCGTAGTGATACGGCACACACTGGGTGGGTCAACTAATGGCTTCAATAACTGCTTGGGCTTTTTTCGCATCAATCTTATCCATTTCGTCTAATCCAAATATCGACCCCGAGACGTTATCAGGTACATGTAGCATTAGCGTAGACGTAGGGGGCATAGCAATCGCGGTACCTTTAGCCATACGCTTTTTAACTAACTCGGTGCGAACCCCGCGCTGGGCAAGTGCGTCTACTAGCGCGTTATAGCTAATCTGGTTCTTAGCGCACCACTTCTTAAACGGTCCACTCGCAATAAATATACGACGGGTGTCTGGTTCAAATCGAATGAGCAGTTCATTGCGTGGCTCAATAATCGGTATCACTTCCATCGTACCTGCCTCGGGCTCATTGCGGATCATCAGCATATTGCTGTAGTTCTCTGACATGTATGTCGCGATGTTATCCTCGGCACTGCTACGTGACTGCGTGATGTGCTTAGATGTGTCAAACATATGCACCGCTACCCACCGTGCAACGCGCTCTACGGGAATATCATGTAACCCTAAGCTGTGAGCAATCGTACCGCCTACTAGACCAATCGCGGCCATTGCAGACCAGATACGCTCTCGTTGAGTAAGGTTTGCCGCGGCATCTGTTTTCTCTTGAGTGCGCCGAATCATTGTGATGACTTCGCTTTGGTGGTTCATGATGTAGCGCATGTAGGGCACCCATGCCATACCGTAGTTGTGCTCAAGCTGAGGGAACAGCATATCTGTGTACGACTTTGGAAACTTATGGTTACGCTTAACTTCCACTTCGATTAACCGCATGAGCTCGCCCTCTGGGAAACTCTTATTCATATATAGCTTATCGGCCACGTTACTGTTTGATGTGGTGAGGGTGGGGGTCTGCCATGAGGTGGTGTTAGCGCGCTCGCTGTTGGTATGGGTTTCCATACGGTTCTTGCCACGGCCTGTAGTGCTCGCGTACACCTGATCGGATAACTCAAGTGCTTTCATGTTAGTGATCTCGTCGATCGTAATAGGTAAGTGGCGCATAACCCCCGCACGGTGAATACGTACGTTGTACGTATCATCTTTTTGTAAGAGTAAATCAGTTGGGTGACCCCAGATACTATTAGCCGCAAGTAACGCAGATGACTTACCAATACCAGACTCAGTACTTACTAAGTTATATACCCCACCACGTAAGGTAGTGAACTGCATCAATGGCGCACCAAAACTTAGGAACACCGCAAACGCATAGGCTTCCATATCGTCATTAGCGTAAAAATTAATAACTTCTTTCCATTTGTGAAAGTCCCCCCGCTCACTTAGTGCGGGTGTGATATTGGAATTGCGCACAGCCGCGGGAGCGTACACAAGATCTTCGCCATTCGGGGCATTAGGTATCATCTCGCGTGTGCCCACAACGAACGAGCCTTGGTCTGTCCAACCCATTTGGGAACGTACATTCTCTGCTTTCTTAGTCATTTGTAAGTGCCTCAACCATTTGTTAACGTACATTAAATACTCGGTGACTTGGTTAGCCGTTACAGCCATCACCCCATGTTTTGCTAGCGCATCACGTAATTTATCTCGAGCTACTGCCTCACTAAGTGGAATACTGAACTCACGAATACCATCTAACGGTAGATGTACACGAAACCACAACACCTCACCTACATCAGGGTCGCTCATACGACGGGTTACATAAAAATCATATTCACAAACTTGTACTGGCACTGGTTCCTCACCCGGTGCTTTAGCTAGTTTATACACACCACGCCCACCTTTTGGTCGGAAGTACGGCTCAGGGTACTCAGGTATTACTTGCGCGGTAACGATAATATCTTTATTAGGCACCAGTATGGTTGGTGCGGTGTACGCAGGGGGTTCGATCTCCACAACAGTACGGTCTTCCTCAGTAACCGCAGGTTCAATATAGCGCCCCAATTGCGCGGGGGTAGAAATTTTGCCACGGTGTGGGCACTTCATACAGTTATCTGATGATAGTCTTTCGAACGCTTGGCATGTGTAGGGGCCGTTGGTTTGGCTTGCTTTATGCAATGCCGCGTCGCGGGAGTACCCGGGGTAGTCTACAGAAATTTCATGCACAGCATCCGTACGGTCTTGGCATATCTGGGCAATCGATAACCCTGCGCGCCACATCGGCTCCGGTAACGACACACGATGCTCTTTAATATATTGCAACTGCGCGCAAGAATCGGTGCGCTCCATAATATTTTTAAATATAGTAATACCCACCATAACCTTTGACACCCCGTCATCGGCGTACTTAATATCTGTGGGTACTGTAAAGCCTAGTTCCATCGGGGTGTCCGATGTTTGTGTAGGAGTATCGCCCAACCCTAGCTTCATTGCGAATTCGAGTAAATCGTTAGCTACATAGTCCTCAGATAATATACGCCCTTGTACAGGACGCTCAGGGTTAGAGTAGTTCATAGTGCCCGGATAGCGCAAAAACCGAGCGGAGTCTGTCGTGCATGATGTATCTACACGTAATTCGTGTTTAAGTGCGAGTGCTTGTAATCGGGTAGCAATGGGCTTCCAAACTTCAGGTTCCATATCAGACACAACAGGCCAGTACAAATGCACACCGTTACCGGAGTCAACCCATAAAGGTTCTGGCAAATCAGTGGCTTCTATAAACGCACGAACCGCGGTAAAGACTTCCGACTTTGTGGCGTAGCATTTAGTGGCATCCGCCTTGCCTACATCGATGTCTAACCAAAACGAACGTACTTTGCAGGTGTTAGTCTGTGCGCGTTTGCTGTCGTCTTTAAACGACGCCGGGGTGTAGTACTGGTTAACCCCTTCTGATACTACGTTGTTCAGCCCTTCCATTTCCATAACACTAGTCACAAAGACATGCTCGACCTTCTTGCCCATAATCGCGCCGAAGCAGTATGTGCCCTCGGTTGGAAGCACGAGGCGAAAAAAATCATTTAACGTCATAACGTCTCGCTGTTTATTTTGTTTTGCCGGACAGCACTAATTTTAGTTGCTGTAACTTTGTATGCTCAGGTGTATATTTTCCGGTGAACCAATCATAAACAGCCATACGAGATACTTCGAGGGTACTCGCGATGTGACTAACAGGTATACCACGCTCTACTGCCTTGAGTCCTAGCTTCACACCAATCGGTGCATCTTTTCGTAAGGCCAGCGCGCGGACTTTCTTTGCAAACTCATATGAGTATCCGTGCATATTGTGCTCCAGTAGGTTAGATTAGGGTGGCTCTCACCACCCCGCGTGACTAATTATGACTCGTCGTCATCGTCAGCCCACTGATCTAACACGGACTTAACATCAACAGCTTTGTTTTTACCTTTTACTTTAGGTGCGGCTTCTTGCGCTTGGGGCTCTTCACCGTCAAAGTATTCCTCGACCGCAACGGGTTTGGCTTTCGCATGCTGGGCGGCGGCGGCTTTTACAACAGCTAAAGTATCTGCATCAACTTTGATATTGCTATCTGTTTTCTTGGCTGAGTAACGCATCGTAATCGCATCCATCGCATCAGAGCTAGTTGCTCGCTCACGGCACAATGTGTACTCTTCTTCGGTCAACGGACGTATTGGCTTGAATGTCAGCTTAGGTGTAGCAGAGTCTGTATCAAAACGCATTTCAGTAACTACCGCGGTAATGGGTAAGTTATGCGCGTCTAAAAACTTAGCGTACTGGAGTAACGGTAGCTTACCCTTATCACCTTTACCAAATACAGATTGCGCAGGTAATATCAACTGCATAACGTCACCTTCAAGGTCATTCTCTAATGCAACAGCAAGCCACCGCGAATAGCGACAGGCCCGGCTTTCACCTTGACCAGATCCTTTGATGTTTTTTGGGCAGGTTGAGCACTGTGCGCTCTGTGGTGATGCACTCGCTGTATCAGGTGTAGTACCGTTTGATGACCAGCATGTTGGGCCTGAAATCTCACCTTCTACAAACTGACCCGCATAAAACGTACGGTACTCAACTGGCGCGGCGTTAACGATAACCATATTCATAGCACGATCTTCGTTACGCATAACTTCTTCGCCACCTACGATCTTGCGAAATACACCACCCTTAATGGATATCTTTGATGTGCCACCCGCACTGATCATACTACGGCTGATGTCGTCCTTCTGAATATTTTTTAAGTATGCGGGTAATTTGTCTTTGCTAAATAATGTTAAGTCACTCATTTATAACTCCTAGATAAAATCGGAACCAATGTTGTCGGGGGTAATATCGCTTTCGGGCTTAGATGGTACTACTTTACGATCAGGTATGTTAAAAAAACTTACGATGTCACTCCAAAAGAATCTGTAGTGCGCACCGATCTTAATACTGGGTAGTGGGTTCTCTTCGCGTGTTGCTAAGTTTAATAAGGTAGATCTACTAACGTTAAGCGCTTGTGTCACCTGTGTGGTGGTCATGGGTCGCTCTAGGTTTATTGGGGTCATTACTTACTCCTTCTAACTGTAACGGTGTATCGGCTATCGATGTTCATACCAATAGGCATGGTATCTGGATTATCTTTTAAGAATTCTTTCATTTGTCCTTGTGCCACTCTGCGCTCAAGCAGGTCGGGTGCGTTGTGCTCCATGATGAACTTATGCATGGCTTCCCAATCGCTTGTCCAGTATCGGGTCTGTACGCCCCGTGTAGCTGTACCGTACTTAGTGCGCAAACTCTCGGTACCTGTGGTCTTATGAAACTCTAGCAACTGCGCTTCTACTATATCCATCTGGGCTTTAATTTCTGCTTCGTCCTCATCGTACTCAGCTTTTAACTGTGCCTTAAAGTCTCGCATTTTTATGTAGACTTTTACTAGCTTGTCTGCTGTAGCGTCCATGGTTTTCTCCTTAGTGAACTTACATTGTAAAGCGGTTTATTTACATTGTCAATACTTCTTCAAACATTTCTAACAAACTTACGTTGGTGTCCTCGCATTTATCTAGCGCCTTGTATCGTTGCATCTCTACGGGGCTACCTTGTAACCGAACGATTAAACATTTATTTTTCTGCCCTGCGCGGTGAATACGTGCGTTAGCTTGCACGTAGGTTTCATAAGACATAATCGGACCCCACCATACAATCGTGTCTGCCGCATGTAACGTGATACCGTGTGACGCGGCTTGGGGTTGTATGACAAGTATCTTTGGGTCGGGTTGCTCTTGGAACTGTTTAATAATCGCGGCACGTTTGTTTGCAGATACCGCACCATATATCACATCAACGGCATATTTACTCGCAGTTAGTTTTTCCCGTAAGGCTTCAAGGGTATTGGTGTAGGGCACAAATACAATTACTTTATTATCAGTGGCATCAATTACTTCTCGTAGTACTTTGTACCGCTCACTGATGTCGAGTTCTACAGTAGCGTGGTCATCGGTATACACAGCACCTGCGCTTACTTGCAATAATTTATTAAGCCCCGCGGCGGCATGCACTGCGGTAATGGTTTCCCCTGCTACTTGGGTGGCTAGTTTTTGTTTGATGTCGTTGTATAACTTTTGTTGTTGGCGCGTCAATGGCACGTCACGCGTTGTGTACATAATATCGGGTAGGTCTAAACATTCATCTTTTGTATAACGTATCGCGGGTTGCAATAACGTGTTCACAGTAGATACAGCCGTTAGTTTAGGTAGCCATTTGAACGTTGTTACCTTAGTCATCACAGAATCACGAAACATACCAAACGATCTAGGTGCGGTAGATGGGTGCATCATCTTCACTAACCCATAAGCATCTGTGGGGGACTGTGAGGCAGGTGTACCTGTAACCATCCATAACCAAGTGTCTGGGCGAATAAGTTTATTAATAGCCCCCCAACGATCTGTGGTGGCTGTCTTTACATAGTTTGCTTCATCAATAACGACTACATCAAAATTAGCTTCCATTAACTCTTTACGTACAATCGCTACACCATCAAAGTTAATTACTACAAACTCCGCATCACCATTTATGGCCCGTATACGTTGTTCGCGTGTGCCATGCGCTATATCAACTCTACGGTGCATAGCACCATGAAATAAATCTTCAACCCATGCGGCGCGCATAACGGATACAGGGCAGATAACTAAAACACGCTTGATTGCTTTAATCTGCATTAAGTAGTCCGCCGCCCAGATAATACTCAGGGTCTTGCCTGTGTTACCCGATGCAAACACACACCCATTACGCCGAAACAATAAGTAGGTGCTGGGTACCATAAAACAATACTTAAAGCCATCTGTAGAGGAAGCGGTGCTAACAGTTTTTGTACCCGCGCTTCGCATACCTAATCGTGTTTGTGGACGCACTTGTACGGTGTACTCAGTTTCTTCTCGGCCTCGACGGTTACGCACACGTGTGGCCATTCGCGCAGTTTTGTTTAAACTGAAATATACGTATTGAATAAAATCCGCAGAGGCTTTAACTGAAGTAGAAAACCGTGCGCCTCGTGTTACGCATCCGTCCCAGTGCATTACCTCGTCGGCGATTACTTGCAACTGCCGTATGTCCGCATCCCAGTAGTGCTCTGTGTAATGCTTATCTTTGCGCGGTGCTGTGAATGAGTATCTTTTAAACCCTTCAGGTAAGCAATCTACCACGCGGTACGCGATACCCGCTTCTGTCAGCAACATATCTAGCCGCTCTATCTTACGTGGTTTTTTAAGCCGTATTACGCAGGTGTTACTTATATTGGGGAAATATCCATCGGCCATTACGGCAACCATAAGTCGTAATTGCGCATTAGTTAGGTCTATACCTTTACCCGCACACCCGTTAAACGCTGTGGGTATACACGCGTGGCTAAACGCGATTGTATCCGTACCTACCTTAGTACCCCCCGCGCGGGCTTTATACCCTTCATGATACGCGTCATGCCTATCGAGCACTGCTAGGGCGTTGGTGGTTTCTAACTTGCACCCTGCTTTATCTGTTAGTAATACTCTATGTTCAGGGCTAAGTAGTTGGTCTAATCCATACTGTGTTTTGATACGTACCATCTCGTCGCAAGGTAACTTTACGTATTCGTCAGGATCCACAAACTCAAACGAGTTTTTCTCTGGCCAGTATTGTGCAACTTGACCCTCGGTGTACTCCGATAATTTTTTCCACCCTGTAGGGGATAGGTACTCCGTCTCGCTGTCCACACAGCCCGGATCACTAAATACAAACGCCCTACGATTAAGTGTTAAGAACGCCGAAGTTTGTTTCTGGTGGGTGAACGGGTCACGTGTGCCCGGCCACTTATATTTTGTGACGATGGGTGATGGTACGTTTTTTATCTTTAAGTTTTTTAACACCTGTGCGGCTTCTAGTGACCAGTGCACCAACACATCGCTCGTACCATCGTCATGCTCACCTACAATTACACTCTTAGGTATAACTTCTAGTACGCGATGCGGGTTGCGTAGACGTAGCTTTAATGCTTTGTTCTCGATGACTTCCATTTTGTCCTCAGATGACTAATCACCCAAAAGGGGTCTTTGGGTGTAAACAACATGCATACGCACTAGGTTAAGAGTCGCGCCCCATAGAGCAGGGTTCATGTAGTGTGTGGCATATATTTTTCGGCATGGCGCTAACCCATACCCGCAACTCTTAACCTAGTATGTATTATTTTTTAGGTGTATTACGTTTAACTGAACTATCGGGGTTACGACTAAACGAACGGTTCTTACTTTTTGGTACTACGCGTAGGTTACCCTCACCATTGGCACCACCTTTAGACAACGGAGTTTTGTGATCTACGTCATTACCATCACCCTTGGCTACTCGACCTTCTCGCGTTAACTTGCGTCGTGCGGAATTACGTACGGCACGATTTTTCTTTTGCGCATCGGTGCCCTGATACGACTCATACTCTTTATCATAATTACGTTTACTTGTAGCCATTACATACACTCTCTATTAACGTTTGCCATTGTGCGCGCAGGATAAAACTGGGCACCATGACTTGCATAAACCTGAAGGGGAGGCGTTCCATACACCTGACTCAAATGCGGCTTCCAACCGTTGAACCTCGGGTAACCAATCCATCCACATCGTCGGAGCATTTGACACCTCGTATTTTATTGGAATTAATTTATCTTCTGCGGCGAACAACAAACCTGCTTTGACTTTGGTTACTGTGGGGAACAATTTAAATACTGCAAGAGACATTAACTGCAACTGACTTAGATCGGCGTTTTTAGATTTACCAAACTTGTAGTCAATCATACGGGCTACACCCGTCTCTTCGTTAATAACCAGTAAATCAACTGCACCGCGCAACCATACATCTTTAGCAAAAAAGTCACACACTTGCATTTCTTTATTTAACCCAAACTTGTACTCACAGTACTTAGTGCCTTCGAGTGATTTGAGTGTATCCAAATGCTTACGCATGTACTCGTATTTACCGGGTAGTTCCACGTCTTTACCTATGTACAACTCCGCGGCTTTGTGTGCGTCAATCCCATATAGCATGATTTCAGACGTAGACTCTTTAACATCTTTAAGAACCTTTAAGTGGTAGTACTTCTTAGGGCAACTTTGAAATGTTTTTAAGGCTGAGTATGACCATGCTACATTTTTCATTTTACGGAATCTCTGGTTGTATCTTACGAATTGCAGTTATTGTCAACCTCAATTCTACCAGTGCTTGCACCCCTAACGCTAGTGCTAAATCATAGTTCTCTTTGCGCAATGCGTCTCCCATAGATTTCATGTACTTCTGGGTTTGTATAAGATACTCGCTGTAGTCTACATCATGATTCATAATCAACAATCCGCTAAAGTTTGTCCATATGCCGCTTCGGCATCCAAGGGTATATCAGGCATCCATACAGGGGGTATGCGCATCTGGGCCAACACAAAATCCATTGCCTCCTGCGCTTGCGCTTCGTCCACTAGAATATAGTCTGCGTCATGCACCGTCAAGAGGGTGTGGTACTTCTTATCAATACGAATCATTGAGTCTGCCATTACGCACCGTGCGATACTTTGCACAAGACCTTGGAAGAACTTAGCTCCGTATAAATACTCTTGCCCTTTACGGGTGCGGTACACCCACTTACGCTTACCCTCCTCCTGAATAATTTTAAGCTCGGGATACCGCATATATAACCCTGACGGTAGTCGGCAACCTTTATTGCCTTCGATCTTAATTAAATGATTGCGCCCATACGTACGCTGTGTATTGTGCATGATGCACTTAAGTGCGGTTTCACCGTCTTCCCATGCTTGCTTAACATGGTGGTACTGTATGCGATACATAGCCACAATACGTTTAGCTTCGTCCTCACCGATGTCCTGCCCTGAACCCGTCTTAATAGCCAGTCGTAACTTAGCGGCACCGACTCCGTAGATCAGGCTCAACTGCGATGTCTTACCAATAAATCGTTGCTCTTTAGTTACGTC